CTAGCATCGCGTAAGCTGCATCGAGGTCTTCCTGACTCGGTTCCAGCTCTGGAGATAGCTCTAGCACCATGCCAGCATTGTGGGCATTGGCGAGCTGATACCAACGGGACGAGTCGGCGGATTCCGCTTGGTCGATCCAGGTGTTGCCGCCATCGAGCGGTGAGAAGCCATCGACGAATGAAAACGGCGACGGGTGTTTGATCGCAATGATATCTTCGGCGGGAATCTCAGCAACGTGGAAGCTGCCTTCGTATGGCGTAATGCGGTACTTCTCGACGATCTCATCTACGCCGCCAATCGGTGTCACCCAGTGGCTTGGCAATACCCAAATCTCGGCAGGCTGGCCACCGTTGGTACGAGGCAACCACCAGTAGGTGATGCCTGTGAGTTCCCAATACATGATCGTCTTGTACCAGAGGTCGGCGGAGGTCTCTGGCTCGTTCGGGTCATCGAGCAGAAGGGCAAGCGGGTGATCTTCCAGCGGCTCTACGTCTTCCGACTCGCTGAAGACGGTGGTAGACTTCAGCCGCTGCCGCATCGCTTTCGTGAGGTGCTTTGACTTGCCATTAACCAGCGGCCGCTTTACGCCGACTGTTGGCCTGAGCTGCGAAATCTTCTCGGCGATAGCTCGCACGGCGACGTACACCCATCCGCGATAGTGCCGGATTTTGTTGAGCTTCGTGGCGGTATCGGCAGAAAATATCGGTGCCCCAGGGGTGAACCGGAACAAGTCTACAGGGGTGACCGAACGCCCGTCCGGTGATCCGGTGTGGGCTTTGGTCTGCGGCGGTGACTTCTTCGGCTCCTCCGGTGGGGAAGTGCGAAAGAATGCAGCGATCTTATCTGTCCATCGGTTCGGCATGATGCGAGAGTTTACCGCCGCTGCTCTCGCCTACGGGAATTACCTCACCATCCTCTGTTATCGCCTCAATTCCGCTGGTACAGGTGCAAGGCTTGATCGTGCCAGCAATGCCAGCGTCGCCATTGGTGGCGGCAATAATGCGGCGGGAACCGTAGCAGAGTTGGCAAGTGACAAGATCGATGTGAGGCATTAAAACCGCCAGCCTGTTGGAAGTGCCTTCTTTGTTGGCCTGTCGAATTCCATGCACAGATACCGCATCGGGTCGCAGTTATGCACCAGCACGCCGTTGGCGTAATACTCCGGCTGGTCTTCAACTGTCAGATTGTACACTGGTTTTTTTTCTTTTAGTTCTGAAACGGTAAGCACACGAACCGGAACAGCTCTTTTGGCTTGAATACATCGAGCACTCAAAAAGCTTTCCGCACTTGCAGCTTCTTGTAACGTTGTCAGACCCTGATCGCCTTCTGTGGGTCGCCTTGCATTTTCCTGAGCAAAATCGTGACCGATTCCGCATATACGATTTTGTCTGATATCTTTTGCCGCATACCGTGCATTCAAGATTAACGGATGGCATTCGTTTGATGTTTTCACTTGCTGCCTTTGCATGCCATGCTTTGCCTTCGTCTGAAGAATGCCATTTAGCTGCAAGCAATCTGATTCGCTCCAAATGTTCGGGATTGTTAGCATGCCACCTTTGTGATCGAGCGCGTATTTGATCTTTGTGCTTTTCTGCGTGAGACTCTGCTGATATTGCCTGCAGGTTAGAAATGTGATTATTGGCTGTATTGCCATCTTTGTGGTCAATTTCAAAACCGCAAGGTATCTGGCCGTGGTGATGCACCCAGACATCTCTGTGCAAATACCCATAACCTTTTGCCACGTCGCCTTGCCCGCAACGAAAATACCTTCTGTCTGACAAATGGCTGGAATCTGGATACCTTCTATACACGATCCCATTAAACCTGACTCGCTCTGACTTCCCGCTTGATTCCAATTCGACGATTTCCATACGTCGTTCTCTGTAATAAATGACACACTATCATTATACCGCATTGCATCAAGTCTTAAGAAACGACTTCCGCTGAATATCGGATGATCACCTGTCCCTTGCAATTCTGTTCCGTTCGACAAAGCAAGGTTGAAAACTGTTGCAGCACGCATAGTCATGCCAGCTGCTACAACCTTCTTGTATCCTTTTCGCGTTAAAACAAAATCACCAGCCTTGATATATTCAATAGGCTTGTCGCCGTATCGTGTTGCTACCATCGTGCCAGCAACAAAACAGCCGTGATCGTTCTCTTTGATCGGAACTTCTTTGAGCACCTTATCATTCCAACAGTAGCCATCGAGCTCGTCCTCGGTGCAGAGCGGCAGTTTAGCCTCGACGAGCTCCTCATCCTGCCTGACCAGTGCGTTGCGGAACAGGAACAGGCGAGGCTTCCCATCGTCTGCCACCTGCAGCCGCGTCTTCACTGCCTGGATACCAGGGCTGACTTCCTTTTTCGCCGCCAGCGTCTTATACCCACTTCCCAGGTGCTTCTCCAATGTCGCCCGATCCTCCGCATCGTGATCGCAGATGATCTTCGTTGGCTTCGGGTCGTTGGCAGACAGCTTCAGCATCATCTTGGCCGCGTCTTCTACCAGCAGCTTGGTCTGATAGATTTCCCTGTACAGGTACAGTCGCCCGTCGTGGTCCTTCGCCCACCACTGACAGCAGAACGGGTTCGTGAAGCCGAAATCCACGCACCAGAATCGCTGCCAGTCGGCGGGAATCTCAAACGGGTCGATGACATGGATAGCGGGGTTCCACTCTTCGTAGACCACGCCTTCTGCCTGCACCCATTTACCGTGCCGTAGACGCAGCTTGCGGGCCCCAGAGAGCTGATCGAGCTTGGCAATGTACTTCCGCCCAAACTCAGTCCAATCGCCTGCCTTGGCGTCCCACAGCGTTGGGTTGTCCTGGTGGCTAGTGTCGATCAGCTTCGTCTTCCCTGCCTTGCAGCGGAGATACAGCCAGTGCTTGGGATGTGATGGGTTGGTATCGGCCAGCATCTGCTGGAACGGCATCCTGCCGTACCTCAAGCGGGTGGTTAGCTTTTCCCACTCCTCATCACTGAACTCAATAGCTTCTGATGCCACGATCACGTCGAAATCGGTGGACATGATTTTCTGCGTCATGTCCTTCCCACTCGCCCGCATACCTCCCACGACGATTTCGCTGTTGCCAATGCGGTACAGGCTGCGGTTTGCCCGCTGTGCTCCTAGCAGGCACGGATGGCCTACTGGTACGACTCGCTTCTCCCAGGTGTTCAGCACCGACTCGGTCATGCTCTCGCGCGTCTTACGAACGATCAGCCCTCGCATGCCATCGTACTGCGTGGCATAGTACCAGAGTAGCGACAGGTTGCCGAGCGTCTTCCCGGTGCCGGCTGGTCCCGATAGCAGGATTTCGCCATCCAATTCCCGCATGGCAAACAGCCTGCGGATATTGCCGACGGGTGAGTAGGGGCGGGACAGTTCAAGAGTTGGGCTGAGTGCTATCATCAGTTTCCAGCGGAGGCAGGTCGAAGAAAATCTTGCTGTGCGGTACTTGCTGGTGAAGATGGATGTGCTGCTCTGGTTCTTTCAGGGCTTCGTGCTCGTCTGCCTGATTCAACTTATCCGCAGCTAAGATCGTGCGGGCGGCGGCTGAGGCTTCCCTGGGCTTGGACTTCGCATCAACGGCGATAGCAACCTGCCGCTTGATGATCGCCTCCTTGTACTTCTCTGGAATCGGCCAGCGACTTCGTACGGCTCGTTCCAGCATGCGGGTGGTACGAATGCCATCAACACCATCAGACACCAGCGTGGCTTCAGATGGCGGTTCTGATGGCGTTGGCGATGCGACAGGCTCCTTGGCTTCGGTCATAATGGAGTTTACCTATTCCGCAAGTCGTATTTCCAACGTCGGGAATGCGGTCTTCATACGTTCCAGGATGACTGCACAATAGGATGGGCTGATCTCGATGCCGTAGCATTTGCGGTTGAGGTTCTGGCAAGCGACGAGCGTTGTGCCGCTGCCTGCAAATGGTTCACACACGACTTGCCCTTTGATTGTCATTGCTTCGACGTAAATACTGGGCAACGTGGGCGGGAACATTGCGGGATGAGATGTTATTTCCCTGCTCATCTCAGCAAATACGGTTACAACCGATCCAAGATTCTTGTTGTCGAAGATTTCGCCAATCGGCGTTTCTTTAACCGTTCCATCTTTCTGCCGGCGGGTTGTTACTTTCTGCCCCTTTTCGTTAACAGAATAATATGCCTCACGTTTTTTACTTTCTGCTGATTTCTCCCAAATACGGTTTAGTTCTTTAGGCTCGTCACCGAACACAAAAATCCATTCATGTTGGCGGGCAAACATAAGATTTTGAGAACGCACCGACGTAGCGTTAACTTTGTCCCATACATTCCACGCTAAAAACTTATGCCCCGCAGATTTCGCCGTTAGAATCCACTCATCCCAGTAACAATCAACCTCACCGTCTTTTTGTTGCAGGCCAAGATTAACCGCGAAATATCGAGACTCTTTCCAAGTTGAAAAAATGCCCGCAAGAGTTAATACGTCAACATTGGCGTTTTCATAATCCCTTTGATCAGAATAAGGCGGTGAAGTGAACAGCAGTTCTGCCTTCTCACCTTGCATCAACCGCTCCACATCTTCCCGCTTCGTACTATCCCCACACATCAGGCGATGATCGCCAATCAACCACAACTGGCCTTGTGCTGTCTGCCATTTTTTTTGTAGTTCGGCTGCTTTGTCGATCTGTGGTTCTGCGTCTGCATCGCCTGCAGGATCTTCGTCAATCTTGCATTCCTTCTCTAGCTCCTGCAGCGACTTCTCCAGCTCATCATTCAGGCCATCGAGCCCTTCCATCAACTGAGCCAGCACCTTCGTGTCCCACTCCGCCCTCTCGCCTGCACGGTTCAGCGTAATACCAAGGGCGGTGGCTTTCATATCGCTTAGGTCAACCAATGCAACATCGCATTCCTCCCACCCCAGGCTTCGCATGACCTTGAGGCGACCATTGCCGCCAATAACTTTGCCAGTTGACTTCTGCACCACTAGCGGTTCGACTTGCCCGAACTCCTTGAGGCTGGCACGGATGTCCGCCAAGTTTTCATCAGGGTGAAGTCGGGCGTTGGCTGGGTCTTCATGCAACTCGGACAGCTTGACAGTCTTGTATTCGATCACCACATTTCCCTCTGCATCTCCAGCTCTTCGGTGATTTTACCGCCGCCGATCTTGACTTTGTGATTTTTGTACCCTCGCACCGCTTCGGCCACGCGCCGCAGGGTATTCCGCTGTGCCTGCTTCCACCACGCAGCGAAGAGCGGCTTGAGCACCTCGTCCTGCTCGCTGAGCGGGCTGCAGATTGCCCGCATGATGAGTACGTCCCGTTCGTCGATCCAGCCCAGCCGATAAAGCTTTTCGATGCGGTCGAACTCGTTGATCAGGTGACTGCGATCCGTGCCGGTTCGCTCCTCCCCAACCTGCTCGGCGATCACGTCGTGCTGGCCACCGAACTGCTTGACCTTCTCGATGTGTGCCAGAATACGCTTGCGGATCCACAGACTGGCCACCGTGCTGAAGGCCCCGCGCGACGGGTCGAAATGCCCGGCGGCATCGATCAGGCCACGGCGGGCTTCCTGTACCAGATCGTCGTGGCTGCAGCATTGCCCTTCACGCTTGAGCCGTGCAGCCCAGGAGCGGGCGAGCCCGCCGTGCCGCAACAGCAGCTCTGTCATCGCATCCTTGCCAGCTCGATGGCGGAGGCAGAGCTCGATGTCGGAAGCTCTGGAGTCTGCGTGCTTCTTGGTCTTCGCCCGCTTGCGGGGCTGCGGCGATGGCTCGTCCATGCTATCCTCCGTGATCGTCGACAGAAAGATAAATGGCCACTTCTACCCACACTGCCTGCAGCCACGTCGGCAGGTCGTTCCACAACGTTCGGACGCAACCGCTGGAACGTCTCGGCGTACTTCTCGTACAAAGTCTTTGCATCGATCTGAGGTCTCATTCCAGCTGCTCCTGCGGTCCACTGGTTCCCCCCCGAACCCCCCCATCAGCGATATATAAATTATATATTGTAAAACACATCTTGCGCAATGAATGCCATTTCCCATCGCCTTATCAATACTCACTTCGCACCGTCCTTTCGTTGTTCGATGGTCAGGCACCGGTCATGAATTATCACTCCAAGCAAAATACTGGCTATCTTGCGTGCATACCAAAGGTTGCCATCCCTCTGGAATC